CTCTGGGTCAGTTCTATCGGTATTATTGGACTCGCTCTTAATCTTCGTGCTTACGACTTTGTATCTCAGGAGATTCGTGCGGCGGAAGATCCAGAGTTTGAGACTTTCTATACGAAAAACATTCTCTTGAACGAAGGTCTACGTGCTTGGATGGCACCTGCTGATCAACCACATGAAAACTTTGTCTTCCCCGAAGAAGTTCTACCTCGTGGTAATGCTCTCTAAATAATACACTTGCTTGTATAATTATGTCGTGTGACTTACGTGCTACAATGTTAACTGCTTTACGTGGCGAAGCTGAAGGTAATATTGCCAAAGCAAAAGCAAACGTAGAAGTATACCTACACAATCCTGTAGGTATTGGTGAACATCCAGATGTACTGGGTGCTATTCAAGAACAACTAGATATCATTGCTCATGAAGAAGAACGTATCGAAGTTCTTGACAAACACTTCAGTGAACATAATCATATCTAGAGGATGTTGTGGGTCTGGATGTCCAGATTGTCCATTCAGACCTAGACACAACAAATAATTTGTGATATACTACGAGGGTCAGAGTACCCTCTTTTTTATGGATATTAAAATCTATACATCACCCACTTGTCATTATTGTCTTCGACTTAAAGAACTGTTTGAGAGAGCAAACATTTCTGAGTATCAAGAGGTAGTCTGTCAACAGGATGAACAACATCAAAAATTTAGAGAAGAATATCCAAACGCTTCTAGTTTTCCCTACGTTGTTATTGATGGTGATGAAATTGGTGGACTAGTTGAAACTGCAAAGTTTCTTTTGGATAAAAATTTAGTCTCAACTAATAAGAAAAATGAAGGATCTTAAAATAAATAAAGGCATAGAGCTCATGCTTAGGGGGGCGAAAAAGAAGGAAGCAGAAGAAGAACCTGCTCCTAAAGGAAAGGGTTTTTCCATTACAAAATTTTTTACCCTACTAAAGAGAAGAGTCTACTTCAACTTAGAACTTTGGTGGGACAAGGAAACAAATTAGTTCGGAGTTGAACAATGACAGAAACTTTATTCGTCTACCTCTCAGCAACAGCGTCGTTTATTTTTCTATGTGTAGGTGTGTTTGCTGGTTGGACAGTAAATGAAAAACTTCACGAGTACATCTATGCCACACAGGAAGAAAATGTTCACCCCGAAATGTTAGATTCAGAAGGTCAGTGGATTAACGAAGAACTACTTTCCGTTCGTTTCGTAGATGAAACTGAAGAATATGACGAGGAATAAATACAAATAGGACATAAATTAAGTCATGAAATTGTTACTGAATGAAGTGCTGCAAAAAATAAGCAACGCTAAAACAAAAGCACAAAAGATCAAACTTCTTCAAGAATATAATTCACCAGCACTTAGACAAATTCTGATTGCTAATTTTGATGAGAGTATTATTTCGATGCTCCCTGCTGGTGAAGTTCCATATGAGAAGAATGAAGCACCAGAAGAAACAGAGCATACGAAACTTGTACATGAGTATCGTAAGCTCTATCTTTTCTTTAAGGGTGGGGCAAACATCTCACAGACCCGTCGTGAGACCCTCTTTATTCAACTGCTAGAGGGTCTACACCAAGGGGAAGCAGAGGTTCTATGTCTGATGAAGGACAAGCAAATTGGTAAGCGTTGGAAGATCACTAAACAGTGTGTGGAAGAAGCCTTCCCTTCAATTACGTGGGGAGGTCGTTCCTGATGGGGAAAGGTTGTAAAATTCTCCATAGTGATTGTGATCCAACACTAGCACAAGACAGGTCTCTACCATACACAGCATTTATAGTTGAATATTCTCAGGATGGTATGACAAAATTTGATATCGTCACTGCTCCTAAGCAGGTAGATATTTTTGATGACTACTGGGATAAATATGGTCAAGACTTTGTTACCATGACACAAACAGAGGGTAGAGCTAACCCTAAACTCTGGCAAGATCCAAACAAGAAAAAGAAATGAGTGCAAATCAACAGGGCAACTGGTGTATTTTTTACCGTAAATTATCTGAACCCACAGTCTGGCACACGATGAAGACTTGGAGAAAGGATGGTGTCCTTGTATCTGCTAAAACTTATGATGATGTGTACAAGTTTGGTCGTTTCAGAGAAGCGTTTGACTTTGCTAAAAATTTGATAACTGGTGCTGGAACTGTTCCTGTCTATGACGCACAAGTCAAACGTGTAAACCGTGCTAGGGGAGACAAGTTCTACTTAGCAGGAAGTTAAAATGTATCAACAGATACATTTGACAGCACATACATAATATGGTATACTATTACCATCGTTCATCCCGCTCTAGGGTGGGACGCAAGTAAGTCGCGGAACGGAGCGTTCATCCCATGGCAGAATTTCTTCTGTATACCAGTCTAAGTTGCCAGCAAACCGATGCTATTATGCTGAGGATTCAGGCAAACAAATACATCGACGATGTATTGAAGATTGAGTTGGTTGAAACCGTAAAGGAATCAGCACCTGAATGTGATTGGTATTGGGACGCAAACGACTGAAGGAACGGGGATTAAAACACCCTAACTTCAGGAGAAGACTCATGAACACACTTAACCTCATCAGAAAGCAGATTCAAAAAGCTGCTGCACTTCACGACGCTCAAATTACTCACGTTGCATATCGTGGCGTTGAGTATGACACCCGTTGTGTTGAGAGTAAGGAAACTCACGGTACATTCTGTTATCGTGGTAAGACTTACACCAAGTGATCAACTTACGTTCGAGAGGGTTTCGACCCTCTCTTTTTTATGTAAATAGTTTTATGGAATGGTATGAAAATCATCATCATGTTTGTCGATATGATAAACTATATGGCAACTGGCAATTTCCAAGATCTGATGGTAGATTAGATTGTGAATACAGACTTTACATACAAAAAATTCTTCACTTACTTACAGATTCTAAGTTGGAGACCATAGACCTTTGTGATATTGCTTGGATAGGTAAGCATCATCACCCACATAATCCTGGAACTGTATGGTCTAATATAAAGTATCAAAATGCTGATCCATCGTACCCAGGAATTATTTTAAAAAATGCTCCCAATCCATACAACAATAAGTATAGGATGATTGATGGTAGACATAGGATAATGAGGTTATTGAATCAGGGAGAAACATCATCTCAATATTATGTGCTTGATTATGATGAGATCAAAGAGTATATTGTTGAAAAAGTATTTTGTCCTGTAGAAAAGAAAATGGTCTTAAAAAAAGCAGATCTTTCTTAACACTAAATGTGTAGCAAGATATACAAAAAATAAGAGTCATTGTATAACACATTGATTCTGACAAAATTTACTATTGTATTGCCTAGATAGTGATAGAATTATGCGAGGTGACAAAATGAACCCTTACCCTCCCCTATATGATGAAGGATTGCTAGGAGGCGACCATGCACAATCTACTATCACGCTCACAACTAGATGAGTGGCGACACTTTGAAGACACAATAGATGACTTGGAGGTGGAAAATCAAAAACTCAATGACTACTATGAATGTTTAATAGAGTGCGACTCATTAAACCAAAGTCAATGCAAGAGGGTGTGTAGTTACATCTTCAGATAGAATTCGAGAGGGGTTGCGACCCCTCTTTTTTTATGTTATAATAAGTACACCTTACCATAAATATATGGATAGAGAACGACTAAAACTCATCGTTAAGAACCTTAAGTCTTTAACAAATGCGTTAGAGAGTGAAGTTTATTCTAACAAAGATGCTTATGTTCATCCTTGGGACGAACATGTAAATAAAAATACACCTAGAGTATTATCATCAGAGAATGACGATGACGGATATCCAGACTGATTGGCGCTATAGTGATGAACGCATGGACGTAAGAACACAAGGACTGAACATTCTTCTAAAGAAATTTGGATCAGAAATTTGCTCTGATGGATCACCACGCTACAGCAATCAAAGCATCTACGAATGTATTCATGATTGGGTATCCCAAGGAAACATGAGAACAGATGGCATTGTTGCCTATTACAAAGCGTACTATGACCCGACTAAAAGATCAAATTAGATTAGCAAAGAAAGCTCTTAAGGAAGCAAAGAAAAGACCTGAATTGTATTCTGAAAGTGAATTACAATACATGGTAATTCAACTAGCTCGTGCTAAAGTAGCACTGAAAATAAAACAACAACGTCGCAAACAGGAGAAAGGATTTAGTAATGAATTCAGTGAGACTCGTAACAGTAACTCCCGAAGCGGAGAAGACAATGGGGTACGTAGCGAGAGTATCGAACCCGAACAACCAGGAGAACCCTAAGGTTGCTGGTCTGCTAAAGTATTGTATCAAGCACAACCACTGGTCTGTGTTTGAGCAAGCACACATGACTCTAGAGATTGAAACTACTAGAGGACTGGCAGCTCAAATTTTGAGGCACCGTTCGTTCACATATCAAGAGTTTTCTCAACGGTATGCTGACAGTTCTATGTTGGCAGACAAGATTCCTTTGCCTGAACTTCGTAGACAGGATACAAAGAATCGTCAGAACTCTATTGATGATGTTGATCCCTTTGTGAATCAAGAGTTTCAAATTAAAATGCAGCAACACTTTGAGGCAGGGATGAAACTTTATCAAGAGATGCTTGATGCATCTATCGCAAAGGAGTGTGCTCGTTTTGTGCTTCCACTCGCCGTGCCCACAAAAATCTACATGACGGGTTCAGTTCGGTCATGGATCCATTATATTGAATTGCGTTCCGCCAATGGTACGCAGAAAGAACACATGGACATCGCACTAGATGCTAGACGTGTGTTCGCAGAACAGTTCCCTATTTGTGCGGAGGCACTTGAATGGCTATGAAATTACTTACACTAGACGATTATCAAAAGGCAGGGGAAACTTTCTGGCCTAAGTATTGGTACATCGCTAAAGAACTTGGGGAGGATGCTAAACCAGAGCAAGTCCTCAAAGTTATGGAAGCGATTGGTGGTGTCGCATTGAAGGCAGCACTAGAAGAAAAACTAGCGGGTCCATTTGGATTTAATAAAAAGGAGGGAGAAGATGCCGACGTACCCAGTTAAAAATTTAAAGACAGGTGAAGAGAAAGAACTTCACATGACCATGAAAGAATACTGTACATGGAAAGAAGAGAATCCTGACTGGGATAAAGACTGGTCAAAAGGATGTGCTGGTGCAGGAGAAGTTGGTGATTGGCAAGACAAGATGAGTAGAACTCATCCTGGATTCCATGATATTATGAAGAACAAGATTGCTCCTCAAGCAGCAGTCAAAGGAAACAGAACCATTACTGATAAGTATCGCTAAGATTATGCCACCTAGAAAGAAGACAACTAAATCACCTGGACAAGGTATGACTGCGAAGCAGAAGAAGCGTCGTAAGCCTATTGATGAGGCATACATGATCCCAGTTGAACCTCTTACTCACAATCAACAGGTGTTCTTTGATGAGTGGGACAAAGGTAAGATGGTCTATGCCTATGGTGTAGCAGGAACTGGTAAAACCTATGTCGCTCTTTACAAAGCACTGAAAGATGTGCTTAATGAGTACACACCATACGAAAAGATTTACATCGTTCGTTCTCTTGTAGCTACGAGGGAGATTGGTTTCCTTCCTGGAGACCATGAGGATAAGTCTTCTCTCTATCAAATACCATATAAGAACATGGTTCAGTCCATGTTTGAGATGCCTGATGATGCATCGTATGAAATGTTGTACGATAACCTGAAGGCACAAGAAACTATCTCCTTCTGGTCTACTAGTTTTATTCGTGGTACTACACTAGACAATGCTATTGTTATCATTGACGAGTGTCAGAACCTGAACTTCCATGAACTGGATTCAATCATCACTCGTGTGGGACAAGACAGTAAGATTATCTTCTGTGGAGACGCAGCACAAACAGACTTACAAAAAGTTAGTGAGCGTACAGGTATCCTAGACTTCCAACGTATCCTACAGAACATGGATGAGTTCGCACTGATTGAGTTTGGTGTTGAAGATATTGTTCGCTCTGGTCTAGTTAAGTCTTACCTTATCAATAAAATTAATCTAGGTCTATGAAGTTGTTTAATCACTTGGGACTAGATCCTATTGAAATGTCTGCTGAAATGGTGGAGGGCAAACGTGTATATCTAACACCAACAGGAGATAAATTTCCGTCTGTCACCACTGTGATTGGCAATAATGCAAAAAAGATGGCGGGTATTGCCAAGTGGCGAGCTCGTGTTGGGGAAAAGGCAGCGAATGCTAAGTCTACTCGTGCCACTGGTAGGGGTACAAAGTATCACTCTATTGCTGAAGACTACCTCAACAACAGATTAGATCTAAAAAAGTATAAGAAGTTCCCGCTTCCTGTCCTTATGTTCCACCATTCTAGGGATACTTTGGACCGTATAAATAATATTTACTTACAGGAAGCGGCGCTCTACTCTAAACATTTAGAAATAGCAGGGCGCGTAGATTGTATTGCTGAGTTCGATGGAGTGCTGTCTATTATTGACTTTAAGACAGCAGAAGAACCAAAGCGTGAAGCATATCTCTACGATTACTTCGTACAAGAAACTGCATACGCATGTATGCTACAAGAAAACTACGGGTTGAGTGTCAAACAACTCGTGACTATCGTTGCTTGTGAAAACGGAGAGACTCAAGTCAAGGTGCTTCCACCTAAGAAAGAATTCTTTATGAAACTAATGAGTTACATCGCGGAGTATCAAGAACGATATGGAGAAAAAACAATTATTAGAGGATAAATTTATGACTGCTGCGAGATTCTCGCAGGAGGTGGAGAAAATTGCTTTACATAATTCTGATATGAATTATATTGATTCGGTTATCCACTACTGTGAGCTAAATGAGATTGAACTAGATAGTGTCAATAAGTTGATTAGTAAACCTCTAAAAGAAAAACTTCGTCATGAGGCACAGCAACTCAACTTCATGAAGAAAACAAGTCGTGCCAAATTAATGCTAGTATGAGCTTCTTTAAATCTGATATCATCCGAGGAGATATTCAAGAGATGATGGAACTACAGCAGTTCTGTTTTAGATCTGCTATGAACTTTGTTCTTCTAGATGAAGAACGTAGACTGGAGTATTTTGATGCTCTCAGTACATTAATTGAAAAGCAAAAGATTTTTTATGCTCGTATCAAACTGAGTGACGATCCCGAAGCTGTCTCTGTCCTTGAGACAATGAAGCAAGGAGTTGTTATGCTAGGTGCTACACCTGGCACACCTATCGAACAGATGTTTGATGAGTTGCTTGAAAAGGTGGCAATCCTCAAAAAGAGGTATGAAAATGGTGAAGGACCACCCGAGTGGCGTATGCCAAAGGGTTGACGCCTGACCTACCACCTGTTATACTAACTTCGTTGGGCAGACGGGACTGGGAGACTAGTTCGCACGTAAGACCCAACATCCAAACCAAATCCAAACTAATCCGAGGTAATCTAAATGTCATTCGCAGATCTTAAGCGTAAATCCCAGACCAACTTCGACTTCCTTCAAAAGGAACTTGAGAAGTCATCCAGCGGCAAGAACGTTGATGAAAGATTCTGGAAACCAGAGGTTGACGCTTCTGGAAATGGATACGCTGTCATCCGTTTCCTTCCTGCTCCTGAGGGTGAGACCATCCCATGGGCAAAACTGTACTCCCACGCCTTCCAAGGTCCTGGTGGTTGGTACATTGAAAACTCTCGCACTACTCTCAACGAGAAGGATCCCGTTGGTGAAGTCAACCGCCGTCTCTGGAACAGCGGTGCTGATGAAGACAAAGAGACTGCTCGTAAGCAGAAGCGTAAGCTCCAGTATTACAGCAACATCTATGTCGTGAAGGATCCCAAGCACCCTGAAAACGAAGGTAAGGTATTCCTCTACAAGTATGGCAAGAAGATCCATGACAAGATCCTTGCTGCCATGCAACCTGAGTTTCAAGATGAAGAACCAGTAAACGTTTTTGATCTGTGGGAAGGTGCTAACTTCAAACTGAAGATCAAGAAGGTAGCAGGTTATTGGAACTATGATAGTTCTGAATTTGATTCTGTCTCTGCTCTCAGTGCAGACGATGATGAACTTGAAGCAACCTGGAAACTTGAGCACTCTCTGGAGGCATTCACTGCCGCAGATCAGTTCAAGTCCTACGAGGATCTTGAGCGTCGTCTGAACCTTGTCCTCGGCATTGGTTCACGTCCTGCTGCTCGTCCCTCTGTTGAAGATGAAGAGTATGAACCAGTCGCTGCTACTGGTGGGTTCAATGATGCTGACATCACCTCTGCTCCCTCTGCTTTTCGTCAGCAGATGAGTGCTCCCTCTCCTGTCAAGGAAGAAGCAATCGTTGAGGATGATGATGCTCTGTCCTACTTCGCTAAACTTGCTGAAGAGTGATATGGATGTAGTTCACGCTTGGAACTCCATGTCTTACGGGGAGGGGTTTCTCTTCTCCCTGTGGGTCATCGGAATGTATTACATTAAACTTCGTATGGACAAATTCATTCGATGAAAAAGATTGCTTCTGTAATCTTTCACCCAGTAACAGTGCTTAATTTATTATTTGTTGGGTGTTTAGGAATGATTGAATTAATTCACACCAGAGCACATCATACCTTAGAGACTGATGTTCATGGACATGTTCACAGAGCATTGAAAAAGAATCCAGAACTAGCACGCTCAGCGTGTTACGAATTGGATTAGTGAATTCTATAAAACTGGAAAAAAAATTCGGGCAATTTTTTGCCCGAAAAAGTCAACCAGTTTTCTTTAGACGCTGACTAATATAGTTGGCGTCTTTTTTGTAGAGATTTTGTTTTCTAAAATCATTTACAAATGATGTGAGATAGGATGATTTGAGGAGGTAGATTTCTCTCTTCTTTTCATTTTCAGCATGGAACCATTCAGCAACGGTAACGGGACGACAAATCTCGTTACCGTTTTTTGTTACAATAGCACCGTCAATGTTTAGTTTATGTGTTTCATTGTAAAATGTCTCATCTACACGTTGACCTACTTTATATGGTCCGATTGCATCTGTTTCGTAGTGGTGAATTTCTGAATAAGGATCATCATATTCACTCTCTAATACTTTATATACTTCGTAGTTAGTCATTGGCCAATCATATTGTACATTAACCATGTTGTTGACTAAAAGAATAACCCAATCATAGAATGGATCTCCATATGCTTTATCTGCTAGAGCATCTGGACGCTCTCCATCTTCAATCGCATATTTTTGAAAGAGTGTAACATTAGAAAAGATGTCATCACTAATTTTATATCTACGAAAGAAATTTTTCGCAGTTACAAAGTCAGACTCTGAGAAAGGATAGCTAATTGGTTTCTCGTCATACGAGATGTTTGGGATGAGTGAAAAATACATTTTACCTTACTGATTTACCGACATCTTCAGCAAAACAAATCTTTGTTTCCTGGAAGTTTAATTGTAATCCCACTGCTACTGGTTGTCCGTCAAAATATGTAGCGTAAGTTCCATCAGGTGTGTAGTTCACATCGACTGATGTTAATGCACACATTTTATATCGTGGCATTCTAGGATTTTCACTAGATCCTTTCATGAAGGAAACTCTAACTAGTTTTGGCACACCAATAAATCCTAATTTTACTCCTTGATTATTTCCGTCTTGATTAAATCCTAATACTTTTCCTGGGTCTTTTGATGGCAGCATAGCTTTTTTAAACTGCTCTGTCAGATTATTAACTTCTGCTGATTCTTTTTGGTGCCTAGGAACTAACTTAAAGTTCAATGAAAAATTTCTCATTTGAACTCCACCAAATAATAATTCTGTATTTGGATTGAAAATTGCTCCAGAGATACCACCAAAGATATCGTCATAAGATAACGAGTCACCTGTTAGTTTGCTGGTAGCTGCTTGTAAAGCAGCAGCACCTGCTAGTGGTCCTGTTTTTTCAAGTAACCTATTAATTGCGGTGATTCCTGCCGCTGTCTTATTGCCAAGTCCACTTCGACCCATGGCTCGTAGAGCATCTGTTGCTAGAGTGCTCATAGATTTTCCATCCCAGTTTGCTCTAAATCCAGTTGAAACATCTTCTGGCATGTAAAGCATTATTGGTTTATAACCACT